GTTCGCTATTTAGCCTCGTATGGTGTTTTCACATGTATTGGTATCAAACCATCTCTGCAGAATCTTAAAAAATCTGAAGAGATGAGTAGTGGCATTAATCATGCTGATTTTTTATACAGTATTTTGGACACATGTTCATTTACCTTACAGCGAGCTCTCATGTTTGCACGCACGGGTGAATGGTCAGTGTTTTTACATGGACCGAAAACTTATGCCGCATGGTATGACAAGTGTTTGGACATTAAGCGTAAAGCTTATAGTCTAGGCAATCTTGAAGCTCAGGGAACTGATTATTTTAAGTTTGTTGCTACCATGAAAGAGTGTATTGAGGAAGGACACAGTATTGTTAAGTTTGCTTCGCGTGAGTTGAAACATGAATTACGTGCTGCTCGTGTTATGTTACATGAGATTTTATTGATTGAAGCTTCGGTATTGACTAAGAAATCTGCTCAGCAGGAGCGTCGAGCTCCGTTTGCTGTTCTGATTCATGGTCAATCTAGCGTTGCCAAATCGATGTTCCAAAAGATGTTATTCTTTTATTACGGCAAATTGATGGGTTTACCCACTTCGGATGATTATAAGTATGTGCGGAATCCAGCTGACCAATATTGGTCGGGTTTTTCTTCGCAAGCATGGTGCATCCAAATGGATGATATTGGGTTTCTGAATCCAGCTAAGGCTACAGAGGATTTATCATTAACAGAACTGATTGCTATTGTTAACAATGTCCCCCTAGTACCAAATCAAGCTGATTTAGCTGATAAAGGAAAGACCCCCGTTCGTGCACGCTGTGTGTTGGCATCGAGTAATGCTAAGCATCTTAATGCATCTGCTTATTTTTATTGTCCTCTAGCAGTGCAACGTCGTTTACCTTGGGTCATCACAGTTGAGCCGCGTGCAGAATTTTCACGCACAGATGCGGGATGTATGATTGATCCATCAAAGATGACATCTTTAGATAATGATTGGCCAGATTTTTGGAATATTAGTGTTGATAAGGTTATTCCAGGTGGTAAAGCAGGTGAACGTGATATGGCTCAATTTGAGAATGTGGCAAAGTTTAATAATACTCAGGATTTCCTTGATTGGTTTGGTCCTGTGTGTAAAGATTTTGATCGGATTCAAGGTAAAGCTATGAATGATGATGTCATTATGTCTACTTTGGAGTTGTGCCAAATCTGTAACCGAACCACAGGTCGTTGTGTTTGCACACGCGGTTTGAATGTTGAGGCTATGGGTGAGGTCACATTACCCGAAGGTGTACATTATGGAACCGATTTTTTCAAGTATCATGTTGATGAGCCAATCACTGAGTTTAAGCGATATACATTTAATAACGATTCTTATACGTGTACCACAACGGTAATGCGCGATGGAGTTGAAATTCGATCATATGTTTCGCCTGTTAAAGTTGTGACTCAAGAAACAGCTAGTCCAGATGTTCAAGCGACATCATCGGTTGACTATGCAGATATTTTGAATGAGGTTGTTGAACGTCAGCGTAAAGCGTCAAATGATGTGCAGGAACGTTTTGTTTGTAAAGTGATTACTGCCTTTCTGGGTGCATATGTACGTTATGCGTTTGTGCGTACATTTTCTGATTGGATGATTTCTCATTGGATAGTGCGTATTGTTGTACGGCGTGCTGTTGCACATTATATTCCACCTCGCATGATGGCAAAACAATTCTTCATATTCTTAGGAGTTTTATCTGAGAGGATTTTCACTAGTAAGCGTTGGCGAAAAGTCGTTCTTGGAGTGGGTGTATTAACAGTGTCCTGGATTGCATACAAACGTGTTTGTAAATGGAATGTCCAAGGCAGTAATATGTCCGTACCAGATGAACACTTCCGCAAGAATGAGAAGGAAAATGTATGGAAACGAGATGATTATCAAACTACCACATTTGATGTGGACCCTATTAGTTTGAATTGGCGTGGTCTGTCTGTAGATCAAATTACATCAAAAGTTCGTCGTAATACGGCTCGAATTTTTGTGTCTGATGGTAAACAACAAATCCCAGGTAATGCTTTTTGTGTTGGTGGTCACCTTTGGGTGACTAATAACCATATATTGCCTGATGTTGATGCAGAAATTTCAATTGATTTCCGAGTTGATCCATTGGGTCAAGGAGTATCCCGTAATGTAAAATTTACTCTTGAACAATCACAGATTTATCGTGAACGTGGAAGTGATTTGGCTTATTTTGAGATTTTGGCAGTTGATGCCCGTCCTGATTTGAGAAAATTGATTTCGCGTGATTCACTCGAAGGAAACTATCGTGCAAAGTATATTGGCTTAAATCGAGACTGTAGTCCGAAAGATGTTGATGTTAGTGCGGTTGTTAAGACTGATACATATTGTGAAGCGCATGAACGAGTTTATACTTATTGGACCGGTGAAGTGAGTGAGAACACAGTTAACGGTGATTGTGGCACTCCCATGGTCAGTATAGGTCCCATTATATCAATTTTGGGTTTGCACCAGCTTGGAGGTTCTCGCAACCGTGTGTTTGCTGTTAAGCTAACACAAGGTAGTTTGGACCGTGCGCAGATCTTCTTTTCACGACCTGTTATCCAGGCAGGTGTCCCACGTATTAGTTGTTCTAGGAACACGAAGGTTTTAGGTCCTGTTGGTCATAAGTCACCATTGCGATGGTTGACAACGGGTTCCATAACCACCTTTGGTACATTTATTGGTTATCAAGTTCGTTCGCGTTCAAAAGTGTGTTCCACTTTGTGTGGTGATTACATTAAGAGTGTGCGTGAGTGGCAAATTCCATTTGGTCGTCCAGATTTGAAAGATTGGAGACCGTGGCACTTAGCTTTCAAAGATGTTGTTGAACAACAGAATATTTTGAAGGCTTCAGTGTTGAAAAAGGCTGTTGATGGTTATGTTGCAGATGTTTGTAAAGGTCTTTCTGAGGAAGATAAATCAAACTTACGCATTATTACTGAACATGCGGCCATTAATGGTATTGCTGGTGTACAGTACATCGATAAAATGAATTTTAATTCATCAATGGGTGAACCGTTTAATACGTCAAAGAAGTGGCTTTTGGAAGCTGCTCCCACAGAATCTCAACCATTGGCTAAGGTGTTTGTACCAGAGGTGATGGAGAGAGCAGCTGAGATAGAGCGTCGGTACCGTAATGGTATCCGTGCGTGTCCAGTGTTCAGTGGTCAGTTGAAGGATGAAGCACGAGCTGAAGCCAAGATTTTACTTGGGAAACTTCGTGTTTTCACAGGTGCACCTGCTGATTGGTCTCTTGTGGTTCGTAAGTATCTCTTAACCTTTGTGAAAGTGGTACAGGAGAATCGTATCCTATTTGAGGCTGCACCTGGGTGTGTAACTCAGTCTTTGGAGTGGGAACAATTCCGTGATTATCTTGTGCAGCATGGTGTTGACCAAATTGTTGCCGGAGATTATGGAAAGTTCGATAAGAAGATGACAGCTCAGATGATCTTAGCAGCTTTTGACGCAATTATTGCTATTCTTAAGTTTGCAGGTTGGAGTGCTGAAGATTTGTTAGTGGTTTATGGAATCGCTGAAGATACTGCGTACTCATTTGTGAACTGTAATGGCGATCTCGTGATGCTATATGGTTCAAACCCGTCAGGTCATCCGCTGACTGTGATTATCAACAGTGTTGTCAACGCTTTGTATATGAGATATTGTTTTATTGTCCTTAGTGAGGATAAGCAATGTACCTCATTTAAGAAGTCTGTAAGTTTGATGACATATGGCGATGATAATGTCATGGGAGTGTGCAAGAGTATTCCATGGTTCAATCATACTGCCATTGTTGAAGTTTTGAAGTCCATTGGTGTGGAATATACCATGGCAGATAAGGAAAGTAAGTCAGTCCCGTATATCAACATTAATGATGTTTCTTTTTTGAAACGGTCATGGCGTTGGGATGAAGACGTGAAGGCTTACATGTGTCCTCTTGAGGAACTCTCGATCCATAAGATGTTGTGTATTAATATTCCTAGCGATTCAATCTCAGTGGAAGCTCAGATGATTTTCGTGATGAATAGCGCAGTTCGTGAGTGGTTCTATTATGGACAAGCTCGCTTTGAAGAAGAGCGAGCATTTTTGCTCGATGTGGTTAATAAATACAACTTGCAGGCTGAATACAAACTGGCACCCTTCCCTACGTGGAAGGATTTGCGAGCGAGTTTTTGGCGTGCATCTGAAAATATGACTACGGAGCGTTTGGGTGAGTGTGACAGTCACCCGGTTTTTACCGAAACCATCTGTCTCTAGAGAATGCTGATCTGTGTGTACTATGTTTTCATGTTCTTGTATATTACATAAGTGTGCGTATTTTCTATAATTCACTCGTCTTACGAGTTCGCCTATTTAGGAGTGAAGGTTCAGAGTGCCTAACAAGTCCGTGTCATTTTACGAGCTTAAGGTGACTTGTTT